CACGAAGGCGTTGTGGATACTGTAGCACTTGCTGTGCTTCGTGTCAGCACCCGTTTCGACCACTGTGTCGCCGGCGTGCGTGGATACTTTGCCAGCACCTACAGTTTGTTTTGGCCAGAACGGCTCCCGCTGTGGCACCCTCGGTGCATAGCTAGCTTCTACAAAACGACATCGACGCTAGACTCCCTGGCGGAATCGTTGATGGCTCCATACCCCACGCGCTTCGTTTGCGAGTTTTCCCATGACATGACCACTTATGTCTTGTTGTGCCTGACTTTGTCAGTTGTTGCCTTGGCGGCTTACGTTACTTATAACGCTGTCAAGGCGATGATGGGGCTTGGAAACCCTATCCGTTACTATTGGTCCACTTTGTTGACTCATCCGTTCAAGTCGCCTCTTTCGATCCACCCTGATCGTTCGCGACCGGAGTTCAACGATTTGACGATCAGAGTTCCAAAACTCAGTAATAACCATTCTCATCCTGAGCAAGCTGCACTTAGATCATCTGTCACGACTGCGATATGTACGTTCGCCGCCGCGATTGGGATGGTTCCGTATTTTGTGCAGCGCTCCAAATCGGACAATCGCAAGGGCCTTGAAGGTTGCGAGACCGTCGTATGGAGCAAGGATGCCCACAGGAGCCCCGTGGCTTTTCAGCCCGGCAGCCAGCACTTGATAACTTTCGTCGACACATCTGACTATGTCGACTTGAATTGTGCCCTCTCCTATGGCCAACCGGTGATTGCTTACACCGTGGTGCCCTCGTCTGCCGCCTCTGTTACAAAAGAGTATTCCTATACGTTCAATGACGAGAACCAACTCGTCTATGACGTTAAGGGTGGAGCCCACTATGTTCAGGAAGTGTGGGATACTGGCCGTGATATGGTTACCGCTATTCGTCGCTCGACGAGTGGTCTGGTAGTTCACAAGACGATTTTTAACATTGATCGTAAATTCATTGATGTTGACCATCAGCTCATCTTATTCTCACCCGCAGCTCGCTATTCATTCCCCCTGTTTGACCTGAACCCTTGGTTGAACGGCCCGTTGAAGCGTCTTGCCCCTGTGGAGAAAGGTTGGATCCGCCTTAGAGTCATTGGCGGACAAGATGAGCCCCTCGTCATCAGCACCGCGAGAGCTGGGAGCTATTGTGCAGCAACGCTCCCTGCATCTACAGATGACGCCTTGGCGGATACTGCCAACCTGTCGAAGAACGAATTGCAGGCATCAACCACCGCAACAATTACCAAGTTGCCGCCTGTCGATTGTGCCGTTCTCACAAACTACCATCGAGAGATGAGCCCCGGTGCGCACGCAGTGGTTTACTGTGTTGATGAGTCGGTGGTGCGTTACCAGCACGCCCTGACCTTTGACCAGAATGCTGCCACGCTCCTGGAACCGTTCATGCAACCCATTGGACCGGAGTGTTTCTTGCCTCAGGACACTCTCGGGAATCGGAAGGTGGCCGTTGGAGCTCGAGTCCAGGCTTTCGCAAGCTCCGTTACAGAGCTTGAATATTATGTTGAGATGGCGCTTCGGGAAGCTGGCGATCACATCATCAACACCATCGGGCGTCACTCGCTCTTCCCGATTTCGGAGGACGAAGTCCGGGCTTGCCAGCCTAGACCGACGCAGCAGCGGATAGTCGACCAAGGTGCATTGGTCGCTGGACTTCCTGAGTCCGAGCCCATCCGCGCATTTGAGAAGGCCGAACCTGCGCAGAAGGTAGCTGCGCCCCGTGTCATCTCTCCCGATGAGCCGCACCACAAGTTGCTGTGGTCTCGCTTTATGATTCCCCTTCATCGTGCCATGGTCGAGAAATTCGGCATTGATGGTGAAGGCTGGTATGCCCCCGGTATGACACCAAAGACTATTGCCGAACGCATTGTGAAAGTGTGTGCGTCCGGTAGAGTGACGTTGGCCGACGGGAATAAGTGGGACAGTACCATCTGCCCTGTAGCACGCGCCTGGGAAGGGAGTGTGTGCTATGGAGTTTTTCATCCGAGCTCACATATGGAATTGGAGTCGGGTTTGAAAATGAGCCACTGCTGCCCTGTCGTCTTTGGCGGGATTGTGTACGAGCAGCTTTGTGGCCGCGGATCGGGCTTTGCAGAGACGACTGTGGGTAACACCGCTTACAATATGGCAAAGGACTACGTCGCAGCGCGCACTGAGCGCCTGCCAAGTGGTGCCTTCAGGAGCAAAGAGGAGACTCTGGCTGTCCTGGGCATATACATGGGCGACGATAGCCTGAGCAAGTACATTGGCACTGAGCATTTGATTAAGACTGGGACGGCTCTCGGTCTTGTTCTTGAAGTGGAGCAGTGCCAGGCGCCGGATCCAGGAGTGAACTTTATCTCCCGGTTCTACGGCCCTTATGTATGGACGGGGGATGCATCCTCCACGTGCGATTTGCCTCGCATTTGCTCGAAGATACACGTTGGTAATCGCGGGATTGAGTCCCCCGCGGTCAAGCTGCAACAACGCATGGTCGGTCTGTACCTTTCAGACAAAAATACGCCTCTTATTGGCCCTTATGCTTCAGTTACCATGGAGCTTTTGGGTGCACCTAAGGTGATCAATAAAGACTTGTCGGGCTTTTACGCTGAGATTGCGTCCGACGCACAATTTCCGAATGAGAATGTTCTAGGCTGGATGGAAGGCTTTTGGACTCAGAGATGCCCCAACTTGATGTTGGACCTCGTCCAAGGCTTCATTGCAGACTGTCTCATTGATCCTGAAATGCTTTTCACACCTCCCCTCTTCTTCCGGCCTTCGCCCATCGTGGCGCCCGCGGAGATGGTCACGGACTTACCTAGTACCGTGGTTGGCAAGCCGTTGCCTTTGGCTGTCAAGGTTGAGCTCACCGATGAGGAGAGACACGATATGCGAGAAGCGGTAAACACGGCCGCCCGCTCGTCGTCTCTTGTTGTGGAAACCATGATCCCAGTGGGGAACTGTCAAGATTGTAAGAAGGAGTTCCTTGCTCCTCTCCTATCAAAGAATCAACGCATGAAATTGGAGTCCGGCTTGCCTTTTCGCTGCCGTGGCTGTGCGGAGGTTGCTAAGGCGGAATATGACAAGAAGGGGAAAGCGGAGGCCGGGGGGCCACGCAGTGCCAAACAATGAGTGCCCCATGAGGGGGACGGCTTTGCCAGGTGAGCCTTTAATCAACTGGTGTACGGGTTTAGTTCCGGCTACTGTTAACCCACCGTTGACCTGTCGCACAGGTGTATCGAAATTATCTGAAACGATGAACAACAACAATAACAACAAGAAGGGCCAGAACGGCAGCAAGAAGCTTGCTGCTCAAATGGCATCCCTGGTCAATGAGGTGAACCAGCTCAAGGCCAAAGCCGGCTCCAACGCCAAGCCGTCGAACAACAGACGTAAGGCGAAGAAGTCGGGCAATAAGTCCGCGTCGACCGGCGAGGGGTCGATTCGGCAAACCACTGGCTATGGCAACAAAGCCAGCATGCCCATCCTCGAAAGTGAGTACATTGCGGAGATCGCCCCGACCGCATTCCCTGCTTTCTCTGTCCAAACCTTCCCCGTCAATCCTGGACAGGTTGCTACGTTTCCGTGGCTCGCTCGAATCGCGCAGAACTTTGAGAAGTACGAGTTCGAGTCGCTGGAGTTCGTGTACAAGCGCGAAGTTTCGGAATTCGCACCGAACGGCGTGACCGGCAAGGTCATCATGTCGTTCGATGCGGATGCCTCGGACGCTCCGCCCACGACGAAGCAACAGATGGAGGACACTGTGCCGCACAGTGACTGCATGCCTTGTGAGAATATGAGATTGCGCGTGCCCCGCGCAATGTTGCAGAGGCTGAACGACGCCCACTACGTCCGTTCCGGGCCTCAGCCCGCAAACACTGACCTCAAGACGTACGACGTTGGAAATCTCTACGTCGCTTGTCAGGGAACTGCTGCCAACACGGTTGTTGGCGAGCTGCACGTTGAGTATGCGTTGCGGCTGCGCATCCCTGTCCTTGAGGGCCCCGGAATTGTCCTGGGCGGGTACGTTGCTGGTGGTGGTGCTCTCACCGCCGGCAACCCCTTCGGCACCGTTCCTGTCGTCGACGCTCAATCCGACGGCATCGCAATGAGTGCGGCGTCAGTGCTGAGTTTCAGTCAGCCCGGTACGTACATCATTGCCGCGACCTACGTCGGTACTGGCATCACAGCCATCGCTGCGCCCACCCTGAGCGCAGGCGCAGCCTTGGTGAGCCAGGGAGGCACCATCAATGGTACAGCCGTTCAGGCTTCCTACAGTGGTGCGTACGTCATCTCAGTCGCTGGAGCAACTCTCACTTTTGCTGCGACTGCCACGACGATTACTGCCTCCTCCATCCGCGTGGGGAACGTGCCCGCTGGCTCCCAGAATTAGGTGAGCCCG